CTTCTTCTTACCAAAGATAGCATCGTACCTATCTTCGTATGTCTCACGGGACACTTTGAAAGGTCTTGCTTTGTCACCCTTACCATTCATTACATACCTCCAATAGCGATTACAGGGATTGATGATACATCAACAACGAACCCGTTATTGTTATGCTTAGCTGGCCCCTTAGCTGTCAGACCTACAACTACACCCTTGTTGTTGACATTGACCCAATCACTGGAATCTCCGTCTATAACATCACGACCCATGAATGTATCTGGGAATGGTCTACGGTTGAAGACAACAGCTACAGAGGAATCACTACCAGACTTTAGGAAACTAAGTACCTGCTTCTTATATGTAGGCTTACCACTGTAGCTGAACATCAACTGGTAGTTGCTAGGCATACCCTTGTGGAACCTCTTAGCGACCTTGGTATAGTCATAGAAGCTAAGCTCGGGGAAGTCCTGTGGGATGTTATGGGTTTCCCAAGGGATGTCTGACAGTACGTTTAAGCGCACGACACCATGCAACTCCTTCTTATTGCACCACTTTACGTAGTTGGTTAACTCCCTACGTAACTGTGTAAGGAAGCCCACTTGATCTGATAGATAAAAGTCTGTCTTTGCCTTACGTGCAAGGTTGACACTGGGGTAGACACCACCAAGACCAGCTTCTTTTAGACAATCATCCATACAACCAGCAGCCTTAGCACCAGCACATATAGCATCATCTGGGTGCATTGATAGACCTGCGAAGTGTAGCTTCATCTCCTTATTATTGGTCTTCCTGAGTTTAGTGTTACCACCACTCCTATCTAATAGTTTCATGGTTAATCCTTAGTTAGGTTAAGATACAGACATATTGCTATGGATGATATTAAGAGGACAGTCATGTCATTCATTTGATTTAACCTCTTCGGATTGCTTTGAGTGCGTTTCGCATTATATCATCGTATGCTTTCTCTTCGCTTTTGTCGATATATAATGGTAGGTACTCTTTTGGGTCAAGCAGTTCTCCATTTATATCTACTGCCTGCGTCCCAAGCCTAACGGTTTTTAATCCATGCAGACGCTCCGGGATAGCACCGACTCTCATGTTGCCTATGAATACAGCGTTTTTGAGTTCTCGATCGCATTCATTACATACCGCTGTCACTGTTTCTACGTGCCAACCCATAAGCTTTGAGCAGCTGGCACAGTCAACCAGTATATGATCCCTCCAATTCCCTACGCTCATACTATCACCTCCACATCACTACCGCAGTAGTTGCAACTGTATTCATAGGTGTACATAGGGACTGACTGATCCCCATGAGGGACATGATCAACAACCTCTAATGAGTTGACATCATCCCCATGTACAGGGCCACACTTATAACAGGTGTAGTCTGACTCAATCATAAGAAGGCTCCTCGAAGGTTACGTATTGCATCAGGGTGTCCTCTGGAAGCTGTTGTAGTAACTCATAGATAGCTGTCCAGTCACCATCCTCAATATCCTGTTGCAATTGTGACATAGCCATTATGTAGTAGTGTTCATCATTAGGCATCTTCTAGTACCTCTCCAGTCTCTACGAAGTTATCTATAGTTTCAGCTAACTCAGGGAAATGGATGTAGTCTACTGAGTATACTTCATTACTTTGCTGATCTAAGAAGGATACAGTGTATGTGTCATTGTAATGTAGCATGACTTCTACGGTACCCTTGTGTTTGAAACCAGAGACATGGAACTGTAGACCACCCCAGTAGTCGTTGTAACCTTCTACTACTGATGGAGAATCATAGCCCCAACACATCATCATGTGTGCACCAGACGTACCCTTACTATCTCTACCAGACTTTAGCTGTGACTGGATGGTTGTTGCTACCTGTAATGGCTTAGGCATGATGTTTATTGCTCCCTGTAATGGCTTAGGCATGATAAGTGACCTCTAATAGATTAGGAAGAACATTGGATTGAAAGTACACCTTAGGCATACAGTACTCTATATGATTGTTAGAGTACCCTTGGAGATCAACACCAATAGCTACTCCCCTATAGTCAGGGTTGATAGGTCTATCTAGTGTTAGTTCTACAAGTACTCTGTTAGGACTCATATAGCGACTAGCTACTGATGCACTATCAGCCCAGTAGGTACTACCTTGAGAACCAGTGTAGTCTACCTCTTCCATGAAGGTCTTCTGGAACTCTGTGAGAGCCATAGCTCTATAATATACATACATACAACTACCTCTCTTAGATACTATACATATAGGGGTATTCCCGGGGGCTTCCCCCATTAGGGACTAGCGACAACTCTCGCTAGGAATACAGTGTGGGTCTTGTCGGTAACCCAAGAAGCTACGGAGTACCCAAGCGTGATGCCTGAGTACCCCGAGTGTTTCTTTAGTACTTAGAAGAGATCACCAGATGTTACAGAGTCTGATGCTACTGGTGAAGCTGCTGGTGCTTCTGACTCGATAGCTACGAAGTCATCAGATGAACCACCTGCGTACTCGATCAGGTTAGTGATCTGTACAGCTGTGAGTGAGCATCCAGTGCCCTTACGACCAGCAACATCGTAGGCGTATTGGTACACCTTGACGTTACCGATAGAGCCATTGCCAATCATGACACCCTCTGGAAGAGGCTGGAGATCAGCTGTAACAACCTTAGGCTTACCGTTGTCCTCACCGTTAGCCTTACGAGCTTTACGCTTGAGACCTACTGAGAACATGCCGTCCTTCTCTTTGACATTGAGGAAGTTAGCAGTCCATTCATTAGCTACATCTTTACTGTCCGTAGCGATTTGTAATTCGTACTGTTCAGTGCCAAAAGGAGACACTGGCTTGTCCAAACGTGCCCAGTTAAGCTGAGCGTTACGGATGATGTAGTTACGTGGAGCTTCAATGATAGCAGTCATAATGATTAACCTTATGTTAAATTAAGAGATTAGATGATACAGGATTGTACCTATCTATTAAAGAGACACACGCAGTGTGGCTCCCATGGTGTTACTTGAATGTCCTACGTGTGGCACCACGAGGACGATTACGGTACTGCCGTGCCTTATTCCAGTTGTGCAAGCCATCTGCTACTAGAGATGCAGTGAACCCTAAGGATACTAGGATGGTAACAGTGGTGAACGATAGTGCTAATAAAGTAATAGAATCCATGAGGATACTCCTATTGAATTAAAAAGGATGATGCCCGAAGGCACCACCAAAGGGGAATTAGGCCTGTGTCTATACACAAGATCTACCAAAGAGACACACGAAGTGTGGCTCACAGTGTCTACTACAAGGTTCACTCTCAGGTTCCCACAGAACCCCACAGTACCCCACTGTAACTCCCGTAAACACCACTGCTACCAAGCCTCTCACTAGTCCCTATAGGAGAATGTACGATTACCCCATAGGATTACCCTAGTACACCCCTAGAAGCTCTTACAGAGCACTACAGTGGCAGGAAGCACTATGGGGAAACAAGGGGGTACCCAGATATATCTAGGGTACCTCAATACCCCTGACTTATAGACACACGCTCTGGGGCTAAGTCTCACAATTGGTTGCACTCATAAGTAGGAGGGGGTACCCAAAAGCTCTCACAGAACCCTACAAACCCCCACAGCACCACAAATATACCATGTAGCGCCCAGTCACCGAGGACTATAGCAATGGATAAGACAGAATTAATAAAGCTTGTGAAGGAGAAGGAGAAGAGGAACCTACTAGAGGAGTACTCACAGGACTTCACACGCTTCGCACAGGAACAGATAAGGATTGTGACTAAGGACTCTAGCAAGGGCTTTGTACCCTTCGAGTTAAACCAAGCACAGGCCCTTATAACAGAACAATTAACAAAGCAGTTGGAAGAGACTGGTCGTGTTAGGGCTATCATTCTTAAGGCAAGACAGCAGGGTATCTCTACGTACTGTGTAGGTAGGGTGTACTGGAAGTCATACTTCTCTCCTCATTCGAGGTCAGTTGTAATGGCACATGATAGTGCTACTTCAGATGCTCTATTCAGTATGTCAAAGAACCTTATTAGGAATATGCCTAAAGAACTAGCACCCAAGGAGGAGCGTAGTAATGCCAAGGAAGTCATCATCAGCTCACCTTACTTCAAGGATAAAGAGGCTAAGGCTAGCTACCGTCTTTATACTGCTGGTGCACCTGAGGCTGGTCGAGGTACTACTCCAACAATCGCACACCTATCCGAGGTTGCCTTCTGGAACCACGATGAGAAGATACTTGCAGGTTTGTTCCAAGGTATCCCACAGACCGATGGTACCGAGGTAATACTAGAGTCTACAGCTAATGGTGCTCAAGGAGAGTTCTATAGATTATGGAAGGGAGCTGTTGCTGGGGAGAATGAATACTTACCCATCTTCCTCCCATGGTTTCTTACGGATGAATACCGTAGACCACACCCGGAGGGGATGGAGTTAACAGTAGAGGAAGAGAAGCTAGTTGAAAGGTTTGACCTTGACCTAGACCAGCTCTACTGGAGAAGGCTGAAGATAGCTGAGGGGGGTGAACATAAGTTCCGACAGGAAAACCCTACTACAGCTGAGGAAGCATTTCTAGTCTCAGGATCTAATGTCTTTGACATAGAGAAGCTGGAGCAGCTGGTACCAGAGACCCCGGAAAGCCACAGAGCGTGGGATGCTAACAGTAAGCAGTTTGAGGATAACCGTGAAGGTAAGCTACAGATCTTTAGCTACCCTAAGTGGGAAGACAACTATGTTATTGCTGCTGATGTGGCACTAGGTGTTGGTCAGGATTACTCCACTGCTGTTGTCTTAAACAAAGATTATAGAGTGATGGCATTGTATAGGGACAATCGGATAGACCCTAGTCTCTTCGGGGAACTCTTGTTCTACCTAGGTCGCTATTACAACAACTCACTCCTATGCCCAGAGTCTAACTCTATGGGTATTGCAACAATACAAAAGCTTGAATCAATGAACTATGTCAACCTCTATAAGCAGGTTAAGAAGGCTAATGTCAACCATGAGTCTACTGCTCGTATAGGCTTTAGAACTACCTCAGCTTCTAAGCCAGCTATCATCGGTAACTTGAAGTCTCTCATAGAGAACGAGGAGGTCAATGTACCTTCTAACATTATGATTCAGGAACTAAAAGATTACATCTCCACGGACACAGGAAAGACTGAAGCAGCAGCTGGTTGTAATGAAGACACGGTAATGGCATTAGCCATAGCCTGTGAAGTCTTACGTACCCACTGGGATAAGCTTCAGAGTAACAACGTACCGTGGTCAACCAGAGTCTCTCAGTACAACGAGGATGAGACTGCATGGCTGTAAAAGAATTCCATTAGTCCTCACCCAGTCTGGTATCGCTGGGGGAATAAACGATACCTTTTATTAACGAAGACCGTACCTGCAAAGTCACAAGTACAGTGACAGGACATGCAGCAATAGTCTTCATTATAACGATTGATAGATTGACCCTTGGAGGGAACTATGCGATTTAATGAAGAAGCACCTAAGCAGAAGCAAGTGAAGAAAGATGCTAGTAAGAAGCCTAGGGAGATGACCAAAGCTGGCTCGTACTCTAGTAAAGAGCTAGAGAAGTCTAAAACAATCCCTTGGAGGCAGTGATGAGTCACGGATATAAAGAGAAAGTAACGGATGAGCAGCTAGCTAACCTAGTTGAACAAGGAATTGCTAACAGTGTAGGCGATTGGTTGAACTCCTCAGACCTCTCAAGAGAGCGTGAGAAGAGTACCTATGAGTATGCTGGTCTAGCTAA